CTCAGCAATTACGCCAATCGAAGGGTTGCCAGCAGCTCTTAGGATTGCTTTTTTGATTTCATCTTTGCTTGCCATGTTTATATCCTTTTCAGTAGAAGGTCGAACTGCTTTTTCTTCAGGTCTAGCAGGTCAAGGCCATTGTCAATTACTTCTTCTATTTCTGGTTGTGCCTTGAGCTTGTTTACTACATCAGTGATTAGCTCTGCACTCTTGCTGTCAAGTTCTTCACCGGACTCTAGCCTGAGTAAAGCATCTGCTAGCTCGTCAGCATTGATGCTTGGGGCTGACCGAACTGTGGCTGTTGTAGCGGCATATGCTGGAAAACTTACGATGCTTGCCTCGAATAAACGGACTGACTCCAAGGTTCTTGTCTGACCATCTCTTGACCAAGAATCCTTGATCACATTGAAACCGAAGCTCATTGAGTCAATTACCTTGGTGCGAAGTAGCTCGGCAATGTCGCGGCCTCTTGTTGTGTTTGGAAGCTTAGCTGTAACTCTTAGTCCGACTTCATCTTCAATGAGTTGCATTGTGCCACCTCTCAGGGAAGCCAGAGGCTCACCTGAGTCATGGTTCCAAAGAAGTTTGACCTCATTGCGAGATTGTAAAGAACGCTTGAAAGCACCTGGAGCGACATACTCGACAAAACCACCTAAATCTTCTGATGGACTATTGAAAACAGAAGCGTAACCAGTGAAGGTCATGCCGTCACCCTCAGCCCTGACTTCAAAGTCAACGCTGTTGGTTCTTACCTCTGGCTCTTTTGACTGAGCCTGTGGGCCGTCAATCTTTAGCTGGATTGCTCTAGCTACATCAAGCCACTTGTTTTTCTTGTCCATGCTGTTAGTTTCCTCTGCTCTGATTCTAGCAACAACCGAATCAGCGTAGTCTTTAGTCCGTTGCGCTGCTCGCTTGCTTGGCCCTGATCCCCAAAGCAAATGTGCGACCACACCGGCAGATGGATAGTTGTCAGAGTCTGGATTTGCGTCTGGTGAGTCAAGATCAACTAGGTGACGAGCAATCCAAGCAGCTAAACGAACCCACTTGTCATCAGATACTTGACCCTCAGCCATTTCTCTAGCCTCGCGGATAGTGCCAGGTGTTACGCCATCACCAGCAAGACCTTCTTCGTAATACTCAAGGCCTCTGCGAGCTGCTGCTCTCATGTAGGCGGGGGCGTTTTGGTCAATGTCCCTTCCCTCTTGGTCTGCTTGCCAAGCGTTGCAGTAATAACTACCTTCAACAAAAGCATCCCAACGCTCACACCAAGCTTGGTTACCTTCAGCGTTTACTCTTGACTCGTCATAGAAGAAACAGTTGCCACAAGCCCTGCCCTCTGGAACATCGTCAGATAAAGCTGGTCTGTAATTGTCTGGCAGGTTAGGGTCATGAGGCTCGTGCATCTCCTCGACCTGCTCCATCTCGACAGCAATCATCTTTGGGGTAGGTATCTTTTCCAACTGGAAAACATTTATGACCATCATCTTGTCGGTTGGCTCAAAAATGCCATCCTCGTATTCAAACAGTCGAACGATAGCAAACTGACCTTCAACCATTTCAATCTGTGAAGCAACTCTTGGGTCGAGTGGCGACCAAGAAACAAAGTCACCAATAGCTAGTGAACCGATTGCTGCTCTTTCGCCGACAAACTCAGTTTCTTCAGCAATGCTTATAGCTACTGCTTGGTCAATGGCTGATTCTTTTGTATCGTGACAAGCAATAAGTTCGCCATCTTGCTTTTCAACAGCCCAGTTGGAACACTCTGCGTTTTTGTCTGTGATGTAGTAAGGCATTATTGGCTTTGCCTAACTATGAAAATTCCTAAATCTTGGTTAGCAGCAGTGGCAATCGCCCAAAGACCATCTAAAGGCTCTAAGGTTATGACCTTTGATTCTGCTGGGTCTAGGTGAATACTATTTGTAGTGGTTACAGTTTCATTGCCAATGTGAATGTAGTGCGCTCCTGACTTCATTTGATTGTGCAAGTGAACAACCTGTCGTTGAATAGCTGGGCCAACTATCTGCTGTCTAGTTGTTCCGATTGCTATAAGGCTAGTAAGAACCATGCCTAGACCTCGTAAACAGCTTGCGGGTCGTCAGGATTGACTTGAGCTACACCTTGTAGTTGAACCGAAGGCAAACCTGTGTGAGCAATCTCTGGCAAGCCAAGCGCGGATAGAACCTCGGCAGGTGAGAATCCTGACTGAATAAGCTGTGCAACCATGTAAACCTTCTTTTCGTTGGTAATGGTTTCTGTGTCAGCTAAATCAATGTTGGCTAGTGGCACTCGGTACTGGTCACCTTGATCTACCGGTGGCATGTCCTCTAGTCTGCGAATGTCGTTAGTCGAGTAGAAACCTGCTTGCGCTCCAACCGAGTATGACCGAATACGAGCTTCTAAGTCAGCGCGGAGAAGATCGTTGAACTGAAACTTGATGTAGGCATCACCTGGTAGCAAGCGTGAGAAAGCAGCCTCTACCTTCTCTGCTAGCGGTCTTAGTGTCATAGAAACAAACTGAAGGTTGTTCTGTTCAACCGATGCGTAGCTAGCTGTGCCCGGAACGCCTAAAAGGTGTAGTGGAACATTGAAAGCTCTTGCAATTTCTTCTACTGCAAACTTGCGTGACTCCAAAGCCTGTGATGATTCAGGGTCAAGTTGTGTAGAAACAAACTTAGCTCCCCCCGATAGAACACCTGTCTTGTGTGCGCGTCTAGTTCCGTTGCGGTGTCGAGCGTCAAAACCATCAGCAAGCTGTTTAGCTTGTTCTGAAGTTAGGTTGCCAGGAAACTCAATAACCCCAGCAGCAGAAGCACCAGTACCGAAGAACCTAGCTGCGTAATCGCTTAGTGCAATGTTTAGACCAAGTGACTGCTTTAGAGTTTCTACTCTGCTTAGTCCTTTTAGGTCGCCTGGCAGGATGAGGTCAACGATGTGAATAATCTCGTCACCCGAAAGTGGTTTATTTTCCTCTTGATAGATGTAAACCTTTCGACCAATTTTGGAGCGTTCTACTTCAACCTTTTCAGGGTTTAGGTTTACTAGGTTTACAACTTGTCCTTGTGCATCGCGGAATACGCGAGTGTAAGAATTGCCATGTACGAGCAAGCTTGAAAAGACCTGCTGAAAGAACGCTGCTCTTGTGCTTAGGTCAATGTCAGGCTGATCTAACCAAACAGGTCTGGGGTTCAAGGGTCGGCGGATTGGCCCGACTCTTAGATACGCCCCACATGGCAAAGTCGAAATAGTGTCTGAGATAAGACTGACTGCTGAAAAGAAAGCAACAATCTCAAAAGACTTTTTTGTAGTGACATTTACGCCAGCTTCGCTTTGTAAACCGAATGGCTCACCTGCACCCCAAATAGTTTGGAAACTTACAGCGCGTTGCTCAAAAAGGTTACCTAGCATTACTTACTTCTTTCAATGGCTATACCGAATACTAAAAGTCCAGCTCCTAGTAGAACTAAGCCGGCTGGTGGATAAATAAAGGCCGCACCGAGTGAGATTGTCAGGATGCCTGTCGCCTGGAGAATAGTCGCTGTCATTACCAACCTAATTGAAAAATTGCGGTGTTAGTTCATCCTCTAGTTTACTGCTATTTATACACCTGTCTAAAGCGATTACAGCAGCAATAGCAGCGTCAATCTTTCTTGGGCTGCTGGCAGACTCTTTTGTGATCCTTCTGCCCTGTCTGTCCGATTTGACGACTGTGTTGTCTAAATGCCTTGTTAGCACTGGATTGCCGTCATGTGTGATTGTTTGCTCGGTCACAGCGTCATAGAAGATTTGACAAGCAGGAACAATTCGAGCGGCTGAGTAAGTTGGAAAGGCTACAACTGGAAAACCCATGTCCTCAAGCATTACCATCGTCTTTTGCCAGCGTGGGGGGTCAAACACAAGTTCTCGGACATTTCTGTATTTGGTGCAGAACTGAATGATGACATCTTCGACCTCTAGTGTCGGAACACGCCAGCTAGCGTCATCTTCTGAAGTCTTTTCCCAAACAGCGATTGTAAAGATGTGTGGTTTATCGTTCTCATCTCTTGGTAAACGAACACCAATCACTGCTGTCGAGTCATTTGACCAAGAACCATCAAAACCAATGATAAATTCGTCATCTTCGTTGTAATCGGAGTCAACTTGCAGTTTTTCCCACGCGCCAGAGGGTAACCAGCTATCTTTTGATGAAACCCACTGATTTACCCTTTTACGCCTAAATTCTGACTCTGGAGTACGCAAAACGGCTGATTCG